GAATACTACCTCCTTTGGCGTACACCAGATCGTCTTCTGTAATCGCGAAAGATCCGTCTGCGCTTTGAATGTTAAGTACTCTGAATTGGAAATCGCGGCTGAAATCTCTTTCTTGTGCGACTCTATAGAAATCTGATATTGTTTGTCTTACGTCTGGCATAAATTTGTCCTCCTAATTATTTAGTCTTACGACACTAATTCACTGAAGTCCTGACCGGTTCTAGTTGCGTAGAAGTTGACTAATATAAACTCTGCAGCACGTGTAGGTTTAATGTAGATATCAACTACAAGCTCGTTACGGTCAATAACATCAGGTGAGTTGTTCCGGTCGTCACATACGAGTAAGTAATCGTACATTCCTTGGGTGTTCTTCACCTCTTCGAATATAGGTCTTAAAACGTTCAATACTTGTGTTCTTGTAAACAATGTGTTTGGTTCGAAAACAAAATACTTGACGGTGTTCATTACTGCTTTTTGCAGATATAAGAACAAACGACGTACATTGATTCTATCAAACGCACTAGGTTTGGCTTGCATGGTCTTCTGACCAAAAATCGCGAATCCTTCATTAGGGAAATTAGCAACCGGGTTCAAACCAATCTTATACAATTGATCACGTTCTTTTTGTTTTGGGTAAAATGCTAAGTCTTGTAGTCCACTGAGTAATCCTCGCGTGAAACCGGCTGGAGCAATCCATGGATAGAAATTACTATCTGTGTTACCCATCGCAGCAGCAGCAAATCCACTCATTGGTACCCAAACACCGCGGTTAAGAGCTTTATCATTAGTAAATCCCCAGTTTGCGTATGTTGCACAATAACTACTGTTTTTAGTACCACCGGTCATCATGTGACGTAATGGCCAATACACGTGCTGTGAGAAGTTGACTCCTGCTTCACGTTGTTTACTTGTAAGTGTTTTGCTGTTTCTACCTTGAACAAAGATGTAGCGTAATGGATCTGCAATAAAGATGTTGTCTTTACGAGCAAATTGACTGAAACTCTTGAATGTATCAAAAATCGTGTCATAATTTGTCAGATATCTGATTTCGCTACGGTTGTCAATGATCTTTGTTTGATATAGACCGTTTCCACTAAGGCCGGTGCTGCTCACAACATGATCTCCAATGCTGAAGTGTTCTTCATCATCAAAATGTTCAATTGTTCCACCGTCTGTACCGACATAAATTGTTCCTAATCCACCTTCAACAGTGATGTCGATTGGAAATAGGTCAAAATTGTCAGCAAGTTCAAATATACGATCCAACTTGGCAGGTATGTTACCAGTTTCACGTGCTTCAGCCATTTGCTTGCGATACACACCATGTGGATAAACATTGTTTCCGTGTTTTGCTTGAGCATCACCGGAACGTTGTAGACTTTGCCAGGATTTTAGGTATAAACGATCTGTCTTCAACTCTTGTCCGTTCATGAATCCTTGTTCAACTTTGAAATCTGTTACTTCTTTTGCGAATACTGGTGTATCACCATCTGCAACAATCTCATCATAGTAGCGCACATCCTTGGATGTCAAAACACGTACCTTTTTTGTTGGATATCCGGATTCATCAAGCCAATTACCAGCGGTTTTTGAAATACCTTCGTTCATCTTGAGGTACAAATTGTTGCTATTTTCAGCTTCACTTTCGATGAAATATGAAACAGCTGTACCGCCTGTTGATAAGAAACGTTCTCTGAAATAATTGGTGCTTCCGATAACACTATCAGCTACCAAGTAATCAAGTTTCGTTGCATCTGGCTCAAGTGTTGATTGACGTACTTTGAATACAGCAATTGTCAAAACATCGGAAAACTCGTCTGTGTTGAGATCAAATTCACTTAGATTCTCGAGTGTCTCACTCATACTACCATCTAAACCGATTTGCATCTTGTTACCATACTCATCAAATGCTGCACCAGCGCTAAGAGAGAATGTTAAGCGACTTTTGATACCATCGTTTTCATCTGGTACATTAACATACCCACCAGTTGTTCCACCAAGTTTCTTGCTTAAAGATTTGAGTCTTCCAACACTATCAAAGTCACTAGCAGGGTTCAAATTTGTATTATCAGAAATACCAATGTAATAACCTTCGAATTTTTCGTTGATAACAAATTTTTTGTCATTAACGATCATCAAACCCGCTCCACCTTTGGTCAACAGGTCGTTAAACTCACTGAATTTTTGGTTGGAATATTTACCAGCTTCAGTTTCCTTAAGTTTAACTTCACCTTTGATAACTTTCTGAAATGTGCTGTTATCCAGCTCAATGTTACTTGGTTCAGCTAGATAATAACGATCACTAGAAGATAGATCCCATCCGACAGCATTGACTGCATCAGCAACAAGATCAGCAACTTCTGGTATTTCGTATGCTTTAAGAGCAGGTATACTCAATGGGTCACCAGCGTTTTCTTCTTGCCAGAATAGATTATTTTGTGAATAACCGCTTAATGTTGGATTGGCCGCTAAAACACTATCAACAGCGTCTTTAATTGTAGTTACACTATAACCATCACCAGGTGATGTTTCTCCGAATTTCCACTCACCTTGTGGTACCACTTTAGTACTTAATGTAGCATCAACTCCCCCAGCGAATGTTATATTAACATTGTCTGTTAAGGAATCAGGTGCAGTAACAATCTCTGTACCACCTACCAATGTAAAATTCCATGTTGCATCAGGTATTTGATTTGCTCCAGGACCGCTCACTGTAATGTCAAGAGCAACTCCAAGCGCGACGATAGATGTACTACCATCACCTTGTAACTGTATACCAGACCCAAGATTACCAGCAGTATTAGCGGTCAATGTCACTTCATCTGAAGTTGTCACACCGTCATTTATGATAAATGTTGTTGTTGATTCTGCGGGAGTTGCAGGTGCGTCTTCCAAACCGCCCGTTGCACTCAGCTCACTGATTACTGACAAGGATTGGATGAATTCTCTTCCTGTTACACGAGCATTTACAAAACTAGCTGTAACTGTTGTACCGTCAATTGTGACTGCGTCTGACGGTTGTGCAAGCAACACGTTTACTGTAAGGTCATTTCCAGCAGCTCCAGCGGTGGCGGCAACAATGTCGTAACTCTCTGGAGTTTCAACAGCGCTCGCGGATTGTGCTAGTACATAATCTCCACCTTCATCAACGATACGTGAGTCAGTTGGGTACCAAGCTATAAGACGTGTGTCTTTTTCAATTGATTTTGTATCAGCATTCGCAGCATCAACCATTATTGGTCGAGGTATCACTGGAAAAACTTGAACACTGTACTTGTCTGCGACAGTCGTTCCAGCACCGGTACCGTATGGTAGTCTAGAGACTAATATATTAGCTGGGCTTTGGAATACTGCTTTGACAGTATGGTACATGTACCTCTCAGCTGCGTTTGATGGCAAACCGTAAATCTGTTCGAATTCACTCAAACTGCTAACAGTGAGCAACTCGTCAGTTGGTCCTTGGTTTGCGAACCCAGGTATAAATACCGTGGTTCCTACTGGTAATTGTGGTCTTAAAGAAAGATCTACTTCTTTAATTTC